GTCCCAAAAAGGTTCCCGGCGAAGAAAAAGCCGAATACACCATCTCTTTAGAGGAACGGGCAAGGCGACGGGTGCGTATGAAGTTAAAAAACGCTGAAAAAGGCGTTAAAAAGGCTAAAAAACAGGCAGAAGCCAAGACCACCAAGGTTCGCAACCTAAAAAAATCAGCCAAAAAGGTTGAAGACGCCCTCAACGGTTCGAAAACACGGGTTGTAGACCAAGGTGACCTCGAAAACCTGCCACCAGCCGTTGCAGACCTTATCGACGACACCCCCGTGGTGTTCAGACCTAACCCCGGACCCCAAGAGGAATTTCTAAGTGCGCCAGAACAAGACGTTTTATACGGAGGAGCCGCTGGGGGCGGCAAGTCTTTTGCTTTGTTGGCTGACCCTTTGCGGTATTGCCACAACCCTAATCACCGTGGGCTTCTTCTTAGGCGTACTTTGGACGAACTTACCGAACTAATCGATAAATCTCGTCAACTTTACACTAAAGCTTTTCCCGGAGCGACATTTAGAGAAGCCAAGTCAACGTGGCACTTTCCCTCTGGGGCCACCCTTTGGTTTACGTACCTAGACAGGGACAAAGACGTGACTCGTTTCCAAGGTCAGGCGTTTAACTGGATAGGCATCGACGAAATAACCCAATACCCTAGCAGCTACGTCTGGGATTACCTTCGTTCGCGTCTTCGTTCGACAGACCCAGAGTTGCAAGCCAACTTATCTATGCGCTGCACAGCCAACCCCGGCGGTGTCGGAGGCTGGTGGGTAAAGAAGATGTACATCGACCGCCACGAACCCAACAAAAGGTTCGGAGCGGATGACCCTGAAACAGGAAAGATGTTTGTGTGGCCCGATGGTCACGAAAAAGCAGGGCAGCCGTTGTTCTTTCGCAAGTTTGTTCCGGCGCGGCTGACCGACAATCCCTACCTCATGGCAGACGGCCAATACGAGGCCATGTTGAGGTCGCTCCCAGATGTCGAACGAAAGCGGCTTCTTGAAGGGGATTGGGATGTGGCAGAGGGAGCCGCCTTCCCAGAGTTTTCACGGGTGCGACACATAGTTGAACCCTTCGACCTTCCAACTAACTGGCCTCGCATACGAGCAGCCGACTATGGATATTCTAGTCCGTCGTGTGTTCTGTGGGGAGCCATCGATTGGGACAACAATATTTGGGTTTATCGCGAACTTTACGTAAAACACTTGACAGGTGAGCAACTAGCTGATAAAATATTAGAATGTGAGGAACTAGACCCAACACCACACTATACTGTACTAGATGCCTCATGTTGGAATAAGACAGGCTTCGGCCCTTCCATTGCTGAAACAATGATGAGGGTCGGTGTACGGTGGTTACCGTCCGACCGCAACCGTCTACAGGGAAAAATGGAAATACACAGGCGGCTTGCAGACGACCCCTACACAAAAGAACCACGCCTCCGTATCTTTTCCAACTGCAAACACATATCTGCTCAGTTGTCAGGCATACCGCTTTCTAAAACGAACAGCGAAGATGTAGATACAAAAGCAGAAGACCACGCTTACGACGCACTACGTTACATGGTGATGACGCGAACCAGCGGCTACACCTCTATTCATAAAACCCTGCAAGGTATCAAGGAACAAACGTTCCAGACCTTCGATAGCACGTTTGGTTACTGATGGCAGACATAGATTATAAAGCTAAAATAGCTGACGGTAGTATTACGGTTCGTGAAGCGTTTGAAGCTGTTTTGGCTAAAAACCTTACAAAAAGTAATCGCACCGTTATATCTGGGCTTCTTAAATCTCTTCCAGATGAGGGGATAGATTTAGATGCTCGGTATTTTGATGTTTATGATACAGACTCTTTTGCAAAAGCTTTAGATTTTACCACTAACACATCTGGTGTTCATAAATATAAAGAATTTGGAGCTTTTGAAACTCAGCTACAAGGGTTAATTCGAGGTAGTGGACGGAAAACTGTTTATGACCGTCTTAGTGATAGTAATAAAGCTAAAGGTATAGCAAGTGACCGATATGGTCTGACTGGAACTCAGCTTAGAAATAAAGACCCTATGCGAGGAACTATTAATTCTGATAGCCTCGACAAAATATATCAAGATGCCTTGGGTATAGAATCCTTTACTGAAGTGGACGTTAAACGCGGTATAGATAAGCCTATGGCTATCGATTCAGAAGCTCGTGACTATTTAATTTATGAAAAGTACACGGGACAACGGGTTGAAAGTAACATAGGTCCGGACGGTTTAAAAATTAGCGACATAAACTTTTTTCCAGATGAAAATGGTAACATTGTTGCTGAAATAAAATCGAAAACCGTAGGAAACAAGACTCGTCCTGAAGTTACATATCGTGGAGAGTTTGCTGAGTTTTTAAGAAATAAGGTAGAGCAAGCAAAGATTAGGGTAGGTCCTACCGCTGATTTAACTAAAGCTAATCTTTTTGACACCACCCCTACCTCAGTAGATAAACTTTGGAATACTAGAATACGTCCGAAACTAGAAGCCCAGTTTCCTAATCAGCTTCCTGCAGGTAAGGGGGGTTCTCATTCGGTTATTCGAAAAATTTTAGCTCGTCAGCTTATTGTAGAGTTCAAGTTTCCTCCTGATGCTGTTAAAGCTTGGATGGGCCACGCAGGAGCAGGAGTCGACGCTTCTGGCAATATTCTTATGGAAAGCTATGTTGGAACCGTTTCCGATGAACGTATTGGTGAGATGACTAACATTCTTATCCGTAATGATGCCAGAAACTCAGGCTCTGTAAGTGTCAATGATATGATGGCAACACGAGGAGTTCAGTTCGATACGACCTTTACTTTTCCTGCACCTAACAAAAAAATAGTCGCAACAGACGTGAACCTTCTCCAACCTCAAATAACTGCACTTCCTATGACAGAAGGAGAGCGTGAGTTGATAGGTGCTACAGCAGAAGAAAAAGCTGTAGAAAAACAGATAGTCACTGAAGAACGTCGGGCGTATCTTTCAAAAATACGGTCTGAAAGAGCAGTGTCACAAGCCGATATACAAGCAGGATTTGAAGAGGCTGAAAAATCAAAAAGCTATCTTTCTCCCTTAGATATAGATGACTTACAGAACGCTGGCATTGAAGTTAATCAACCCTCTGGAAAAAAAATACTTAGTGCGGCTCCTTTTGTAGCTCTTGGAGGACTTTCTGTTGCAGGTATTCTTGCGGACCCTGCTCAAGCAGCTTTAGATATAGGTCTAGAGGCAGGGGCGTTAGCCCTGAAAGCACCTGCTGGACCTGCAGCAGCCGTCCCAATGGCTCTTGCAGCTAAACCTGCTGGTGAAGGCTCGGATATAGTTTCTGACGTGCCTATAGCAGGTCCTTATGAAGGTCAAGACTTTATTCCTGCCCAAGAAGAACCAGTAGACGAGGGTCTCGATATAATTGCACGAGACGTAGACATAGGAGAGGTGGACAGGGTTCCGGAAGCCCCTGTACCTTCTTCTCAAGAAAACCAAGGCTTCCTTAATCCAACCCTATAATCTCTAGGAGAAAACCATGCCGATGAACAATTATAATTACGGCGCGGCTTACATCATGGGTGCAGATAAGACTTCGGTCGATGCGAACATGGGTGAAAGTAAGTTGTATCGTGAAGGTCTTGAGTTCGACACTCGCGCTAAGACCGATGTTCTGACGGAAGACATGCCTAAGAAAGCATCAAAACAGGCAGTTGACCCGTCCGTAATGAAAATGGCTGAAGAACGCGACTACTAATCATGGCATCAGATGATAACTTCCTACAACCGGAAGACGACACACAAATTAGCGTCACGAACCCTGACGAGTTTATGCCCGGCCTAGCTGGGTATGTCAAGTCTAAGTTTGAAGACGCGGAAAACGGACGCTACTCCCACGAACAACGATGGCTTCAAGCCTATAAAAACTTTCGTGGCATCTACGACTCTACGACCCAATACCGAGATTCGGAACGGTCAAAGGTCTTTGTTCGCATAACCAAGACGAAGGTTCTTGCAGCCTTTGGTCAGATTATTGATATCTTGTTCACAAACAAGAAATTTCCGCTTGTTGTCGAGTCTACTCCAGTTCCGGAAGGTATCGCTAAATTTGCACATATGGAGACACCTCTCGACCAAATGGCTCCTAAAGACCCCTACGGGTTCGCAGGAGACGGTAGAGAGCTTCCTCCGGGGGCTATGCAAGCAGAAGAGCCTAAAGCCTTTCTAGGGGGCTTACAGAGCGAATACGGGCAACTTCCTCTTGTAGAGGGAAAAGCCAAGCTCGGTGAACCTCAAATTAGCCCTGCAAAAGAGACGGCTCGTCGGATGGAAGAAGTCATTCACGACCAGTTGCTTGATACTAATGCAGTCAACGTTCTTCGCAAATCAATATTTGAAGCTTCGCTTTTCGGAACGGGTATCGTCAAGGGACCGTTCAATTTTAATAAACGAGTACACAAGTGGGAACGCAACGACGAAGGAGAACGTGAATACACTCCTTACGAGCGAGTAGTTCCCCGCATCGAGATGGTTTCCCTTTGGGATTTTCACCCTGACCCATCCGCTACGTGTATTGAAGACTGTGAATACGTTGTCGAACGTCACAGATATAACCGTCAACAGCTTCGCAGCCTTATCAAGCGTCCGCATTTCATTGCTTCTGCTATTGAAGAGTGTCTCGCCAAAGGACCTAACTACGAAGATAAGTATTACGAGGACACCATTCGGGAAGACGAGACCGAACCTTACGTTTCTGAAAACCGCTACGAGATTCTTGAATACTGGGGTGTTGTAGATGCTAAGTTCGCTCAAGAAGCGGGACTTGAAGGTGCAGAACAAATGTCCGAGTTTGATGAGGTTCAGGTAAACGTCTGGGTCTGTGGCAACATGGTCATTCGTTGTGTCCTCAACCCTTTCACTCCTGCTCGTATTCCATATCAAGTGTTTCCTTACGAAGTAAACCCTTATCAAATTTGGGGTGTAGGTGTAGCAGAAAATATGGAAGATGCCCAAAAACTTATGAACGGTCACGTTCGTATGGCTATCGATAACCTCGCTCTTGCAGGTAACCTAGTGTTTGATGTGGACGAAGCTAGTCTCGTACCGGGTCAAAACATGGACATCTTTCCCGGCAAGATTTTCAGACGCCAATCTGGTGTCACCGGAACGGCAATCAACGGCTTAAAGTTTCCGAACACAGCAGGAGAAAACCTGCAGATGTATCAGATTAGCCGCCAGTTGGCTGATGAAGAAACGGGTATTCCGTCGATTATGCACGGACAAACAGGCGTCACCGGAACAGGGCGAACCGCTGCTGGCTTATCAATGCTGATGGGTTCGGCGGGTCTTTCTATGAAGACAGTCATCAAGAACATCGATGACATGCTTCTCAAGCCTCTTGGTGAATCGTATTTTCAGTGGAACATGCAGTTTAACGATGAGGTCGAAGATATTGTTGGTGACCTAGAGATTAAACCACGCGGCGTTGCTGCCGTGATGCAAAAAGAAGTTCGCACACAGCGTCTTACTGCTTTGCTGCAAACTGTTGCAAACCCGATGTTGGCTCCGTTCATTAAGATACCAAACTTAATTCGTGAACTGGCTATTTCACAAGACATCGACCCAGACAGCCTTGTCAACGATACGAACGAAGCACAACTGTACGCCGAAATGTTGAAGGGAATGATGGCAGATGCACAACAAAGAGCAAGCGAAGAAGCTGGGGCCGCTGGTCAGCAACCCGGCGGTATGGAAGGTTCTGGAGGAGTATCTCCAAGACCTGAAGGCACTGACCTTTCGGGGTCTGGTAACGGCACAATCGGAGTCGGAACTGCGCCAACTGCAGGGGAAAGCGGCTTTACTGGAAACCCTCCTGAAGCTCAAGGATAATCACGACTCTTACCTACGAGAGAAATAGACATGGCAACTGACGACGAATACACAGGCTTCAAATACATCGGGACTACAGCAGTAGACCCCAGCACGTATGGTTCTTCCTTTATAAACTATTACAACATGGCGTTAGGCTTACCTACGCTTTCCGAAGAGACTGGTATCGACGTCGATGAAGATGAGGACATTACGGAACTTGCGACACCCGGACGCGACTTAGACCGGGGTCGTGACATAGGCATGACTCCAAGTCAAGTAGAGTCGGTTATGTCTAGTGCTAATTTTAATCCGTCGTATTCCGGAACTATTGGAGAGGCGAAGACGGACAGAGTCCCGTTCGTCGATGACATAACTGCTCCGTTCAAGGAAGCTGGAAACGTCATTTCCAAAACTATTCAAGATACGTTCAGCAAACCTCCTACGGCTACGGATGCAGCAATCACGGGGGGTACGGCAGTTGCGGCAGCAGCCGGAGTTCCGATGTCGGGTATTTTAGGCGGAGTCTTAGGTCCGGCGATAGCAGGAAAGACCAAGAAAGATTCGTTTGGAAACGTGACTGTTGATGCGTCCGGAATTCCGGGCTTCGTGCAAAGCCTTGTAGGTAACTTACAAGCAAGTGACCGAGCAGCTATCGCTGCCGCCAAGGCTGCTGGACTTACCACGGCCTTGGGAACACCCTATACAGGCTTCGAAGTTAACTGGGGCATCGGAAAGAACGGCATCACTCGCGCACCCGGCTCCGGAACCTACACCGGAAACATGATGGGCCTGAGTCAAACTCAGATGAAGGCTATGGAAGCTATCAGCAAAGGTTTCGAACCCCGCAGCTACAACATGCAAGACGAGACTGGCACGAAGTTCGAAGCGTCTGGAGGTATGAAGGTTGGAAACTTAGGTTACTATACTGGCAACGGCGCGTTTGTTAGTATAACGGGTCAAGGGGCTAAATATGGTCTTATGAGCCACGCTCAGACTTTAGCCAAGGAAAACGGCATAACTACACAACAAGCTTTAGATGCTTTGGGTATTGCTCGAACCACAGACACGACTCTGAGCAATGCAGTCAACAATATAAAATCACAAACGACTACACCGAGTAAGACACCAGAAGACCTAGCAGCGCAGCAATCAACTTCTAAATCCATGGAAAGCACAGACCCATTTGCAATAGAAGGTAAGATAGGAAAGTCCGTAAACGAAGGTGGTGGTCGTGATACTGGTAGAGACGGGGGTAGTTCATCTGGTGTAGGTGTTGCTGGCGTATCACCATCAGGAAGTCCTTTCGGCTTAAACAGAGGTGGTCGTGTTGGTCTTCAGGCTGGTGGCGTAGCCGGACAGATGGCAGGACAATCAGGGTTCGTAGACCAACCCCCTAGTCAAGTACCCGAAGGTGAAACCGTAGCAGACAACGTCGAAACCAAGCTTCCTGAAGGCGCGTTTGTTAT